ATCGAGTTATAGAGGAGAATCCTAATGACTGAACCAACAGAAATTGAATTAGCCGTAGCATCTGTAGCTACTAAAGCATGGAACAGAGTGCAAAACTTTGATCCTAATTTAAAGAAACAATTTGTTAGCAACATCATATCTTTATTGAAGGAACAAGGACACCCATTAGCTAACAATGAAGCAATAAGACAAGAGGCTATGCGTTACGTCACAGAAAATATTTTAGGAGAAGTGTATTACATTTCTGCTGAAGATTAAAAAAATAAATTTGCAATTTGTTGAATTTTATGATAGACTCTATAGTCTTCGACACTTAGGACATTAATTTTATGAACGAATATTTAGTAACAGTAAAAGATTACGAAGGAGAAGTCTTAGAAATTAAGGCTTTTGCTTATAACCTTATGCAAGTAATAGATAACATGGTTTCTTTTGAATTTATTGAGGCTATTAAGTCTGTTACTCGTATAAAAGATAATTATATTTGGCGTTTCGGAAACTCATATTCAGTCTCAGAATTAAGAGAGATGAGAAAAGAAATAGGAGATGAAAATATAATACAAAATTTATTTAAAGAAAATAAGGATTAATTATGATTGATTTGATTATAAACATAGCAACTAAAATACCAATTCCTGATATTGAATTATCTTTTGAGGGAATAGTCACTTTATTATTTAATATTTGTTGCGGTATTATTTATTTAATTGGAGAAGTAACAGGCATAGGATATGAATTAGCAAACCTATTGATCTTTGTTCTTATTCATCCGCTTATTACACTAATATTTTTTATTCTTTGGAGAAAAGCAAAAAACAAGGAGATACAATGGAAGAAATTTTACAATTTATCCAAGATACGATCGCTAGAGAATTAATAAATTGGAAACAATTCAATAGCAAACAAACTGAGGATTGGTTTGTTAAACAAATTTATAATTTATCTTTAGAAGGAGACTTAGATCTAGATAGAAACTTATCTGAGGCTGATGTCACTTTTCTATTGATGGAATTAGTAGAAGAACTATGGGAAGCATGTGAACAAAATAAATGTTTGCCTTCCTATTGACAAATAATGTGGGATATGTTATACTCCCTTATTGGTTGATTACGCTTTTAAATATAAAGAAAAAAGAGCCAGTAAGTGTTGTATAATAATGCCCTTTATTATCTCCACCCTGAATATGACACTTAATTTAGTATCATACTAAGATGTTGGGGTTCATTGGCTCACTTCCCCTCTTTATAATTATTGAGTGTGGTTGTGATAATATAAACGAAAAATGCTATGGAGGTTACTATGGCAGTATTAGAAGGAACTGTGTATTGGGCTAGTATTAAACAGCCGAATACCAGATTTGAACCTGTATATACAGTCAACTTAGTTGTTGATGACGATACAGCAAACGACTTTGCATCCCGAGGACACAAAGTCAAACAAATGGATGAAGGTCCTGCTCTTATTATCAAACGAAAGGTCAATGGACCTAATGGTATGGTGCGACCTGCTCCAAGGTTATTTAATTCTGATAAACAAGATGTCAACTATGCAGTTGGCAATGGTTCTAAAATTAGAGTTCAATATACCGAGTATGAAGGATCAAATAAATTTGGAGATTTTGTAGGTTTAGACTTACAAGCTGTTCAGGTTCTTGATCTTATTGAATACCGTTCAGAAGACGGTGCAGAGCTGTTGGATTTGGAAGGAGGAGAAGAATTTTAATGGACACTCCACTAGAAGAAAACAAACCCTTTGTTACTATTGATGAAGTTCAAGTTTATGCTGAAGACTTGTCGCCTGAAGGACAAATATATTTAGCTAGACTTCAAAGACTCAACAGTAAAAAGGCTATCGCAATAGTAGATCTAGAAGAACTACATGCTTCGATTGCCTTTTTTGAAAGCAGACTGGTTGCTGATTATCAAGGAGATATAAGTGATGAAGTAAGCACTGAAAAGTCCGAAGCTTTAGAAAGCAAAGAAGAAGCTACTGAATAGTAGTGCAATTAGCTAGATCTACGCTGACTATAATGTTGTGTAGGTCTGGCTTTTTATTTTGGAGATAAAATGGAAAAGCAAAGCACTTGGGCAGAATATAATCTACCTTGCCCGAAATGTGGAGGTAGTGATCCTGTTGGCAGAAATGAAAATGATTCAGCTAAATGCTTTAGTTGTGGAGAATTTTTTCCTAATTACACAGAAGCCTGCGAAGGAAACATTGTGGAATTAGAAACTAAAAGAGAAATAAGAACTACGACATTTTTAAATTCTTATACAGGAGTTTTTGCAGACTTAACCGATAGAAATATAAGTGAAAAGACTGCTAAAAAATATGGTGTTCGTATAGTCTATGATGCAAGTGGTAAAATCGCACAGCACATTTATCCTTATTTTAATGGTAACGAAATTGTTACAACTAAAACTAGATTTACTAAAGATAAAGGTTTTAAAGTTGATGGCAGCTATGAAAATACAGGACTATTTGGAGAACAATTATTTAGAAATTCAGGTGGTAAATATCTTACTATAACTGAAGGTGAATGTGATGCTATGGCAACACATGAAATGATGGACAATAAATGGGCTTGTGTTTCTATAAAGCGTGGTGCGCAAGGTGCTGTTAGAGATATACGAGACAGTATAGAATTTATAGAATCTTTTGATAATATAGTTCTTTGTTTTGATAATGATCAGCATGGTAGAAAAGCTTCTAGAGACGTAGCAAACATTATTAAACCTGGCAAAGTTAGAATAATGTCATTGCCAAGTGGGTTCAAAGATCCTAATGCAATGTTACAGCATGGTAAATACACCGAATTTACAAAGGCTTGGTGGGAAGCAAAAACATATACACCATCAGGCATATTAGAATTATCAAGCGAAAAAGAAAAATGGCTACACCGAGAAGTTAAAGAAAGCCTAGCATATCCATGGGAAGGATTAAATAAAAAGTTATATGGTATGCGCAAAGGAGAATTGGTTACACTTACAGGTGGAACTGGTCTTGGTAAAAGTTCTTTCACTAGAGAACTAAGTCATTATCTTATTAAAAATACAAAAGAAAACATAGGAATAATAGCTTTAGAAGAAAACTGGTTAAAGACAGCAGATGGAATAATTTCGATTGAAGCAAATGATCGCTTATATTTATCCGAAAAACGAGAAAAATATACTGATGAAGAATTAAGTGAGTTATTTGATAAAGTAATTCCAAAAGGAAGAGTCTTTATACACTCTCATTTAGGAGCTACTGCCATTGATGAAATCTTTTCTAAATTAAGATATATGATTATAGGATGTGAATGTGAGTGGGTTATTATAGATCACTTACATATGCTTGTTAATTGTATTACTGAATCAGATGAAAGGAGAGGCATAGATCAATTAATGAATCGTCTGCGTAGTCTTGTAGAAGAAACAGGAGTAGGTATGTTCTTAGTATCACATCTAAGAAGAGCAGCAGGTGAAAGAGGACATGAACAAGGAATTGTTGTGTCGTTGTCTCATCTTAAAGGCTCCCAAGGAATAAGCCAACTAAGTGACAGCGTTATAGCACTCGAAAGAAATCAACAGGCTGATGATCCTGAAGAAGCAAACACCACAAGAGTTCGTGTTTTAAAATCTAGATATACAGGAGACACAGGACTAGCTTGTAATTTAATATACAACCCTAAAACTGGTAGAATGTCAGAAGAAACAGATGAAGAAACTTTTGATAATATGCCTGATTTTTAAGAGAATAGATATGAATAAAATATTATTTGACATCGAAACAGACGGATTAAATCCTAATAATATTTGGTGTATAGTAGCAAAACCACAAGGAGAAGCTCCAATTTCTTTTAGACCTAAAGATATTGAAAAAGGAATTGAGTTTTTAAATAATGCAGAGGTATTAATAGGACACAACATTACAGGCTTTGATATTCCAGTAATCAAAAGATTATACGGAGTAGATTTATTTGAAAATAAAAAGATAGAAGATACTCTTATAATGTCAAGACTATTTAATCCTGTGCGAGAAGGCGGACATGGTTTAAAAAACTGGGGAAGCATAGTTAATTTTCCTAAAGCAGATCAGCCTGAATCTTGGGATCGTTTTACAGAAGAAATGTTAAAGTATTGTAAACAAGATGTTGTATTAAATTCAAGAGTTTACAGTTATCTTTTAAAAGAAGGAAAAGATTTTTCTAAAGAATCAATAGAATTAGAACATGAAACTTCTATTATTTTAAGACAGCAAGAAAGAAATGGATTCCTTTTTAATTTAAAGAAAGCTACTCTGCTTGTTTCATCTTTAAAAGAAAGAATGTTTGAAGTTAAAAAAGAAGTTCACAATACATTTAAACCTAAGTGGGTAGATGATAAACTTGTATCACCTGACTTAAAGAAAGACGGAACCCTATCCAAACGAGGATTAACAGCCGAAGAATATAATAAAATATTAACTGAATTAACTCTTTTGCGTAGTGTAAATGGAATACAAGAAGAGGATTTTAAAAATCCAAAACCAAAACCTTTTATGAGACTGAAATATCAAGAGTTTAATCTTGGTTCTCGTAAACAAATAGGTGAATATCTTAGAGACTTTGGTTGGAAACCTGAAAGATTTACACCAACAGGACAACCTATTATAGATGAAGGAACTTTAAATAAAGTTAAACATATACCCGAAGCTAAATTAATAGCTGAGTTTTTATTATTACAAAAACGCACCGCACAAATTAGTTCGTGGCTTGATGTATTAAAAGATAATAGAGTACATGGTAGAGCCTTTTCTATTGGAACAATCACAGGTCGTATGGCACATAGAAAGCCTAACATGGCACAGGTTCCTTCAGCTAAAAGCCCATACGGAAAAGAATGTAGATCTTGTTGGATTGTACCACAAGATTATAAATTAGTAGGAATAGATGCGAGCAGTTTAGAAATTAGAATGCTGGCACATTATATGAATGACGAGGAATATACAAATGAAATCATTAATGGAGATATACACACACGAAATCAACAAACTGCAGGGCTTCAATCAAGAGATCAGGCTAAGACTTTCATCTATGCACTCATGTACGGAGCAGGAAATGAAAAGCTTGGAAAAGTGGTTGGTGGAAGCAAAGCAAATGGCAAGCAGCTTAGAAAACGCTTCTTCGATAATCTCCCAGCATTTAAAACTCTTCGAGATAGAGTTGAGAAAGCGGCAAAAAGAACTTATCTCAAAGGATTAGACGGAAGAAAAATATTTATAAGATATGAATACGCTGCATTAAATAGTTTATTACAAAGTGCAGGTGCTATTGTTATGAAAAAAGCTTTGCTTATTTTAAATGAGAAAGCTAAAAAAAGAAACTTAGATTTTAAATTTGTTGCTAACATTCACGATGAATGGCAAGTAGAAGTACACAAAGCTCATGCTGAATACTTTGGTAAGCTAGGTAAAGAAGCTATACAAGAAGCAGGAAAATATTTTAAACTTCGATGTCCTTTAGATGGTGAATATAAAATAGGAAATGGATGGGATGAAACACACTAAAACTTTAAACAATAATAGAAAAGGAGACTTCGCAGAATATTATGCAGTAACTTGGTTATGGGATCAAGGATATGAAGTCTTTCAAAACTCAGGCTGTACAGGTCCAGTAGATATGATTGCATTAAAAGGAGACGAAGTACTTTTAATAGATGTAAAGACTTTCTATGAAAGAAATAGAACACATGAAAAAAATAAAAACAACGGCAATTTTATTACAGGACTAAACTTAGAACCGAGTCATAAAAGAACAAAGAAACAAATAAAAATGGGGGTTAAAATATTAGGTTTTAATCCTGAAACAAGAGAACTAAGATTTGTGGAGCATATAAAATGAAAAAAATAGATACATTGGTAGAAGATATTTACGAAAAAGTTTCGGTTGTTGCTGAAGGAGAACAGCTTGATGTAACAGACGAGGCTATAGATAAATTTGGAGAGGGTATGAAGGAAGCTCTTAAAACGTGGTTAACTCCTCGTGAAGAGAGAGAACCTACTTTAAGAATGTCTAATATAGGTAGACCAGTAAGACAACTCTGGTTCGATATGAACTCACCAGTAACTGCGCAATTACCTTCTCCTGCAACCATGATTAAATTTTTACTTGGTCATTTAGGTGAACCCCTAATGACATTCTTAGTAGAATTAGCAGGGCATACAATTACTGATGAACAAAAGGAAATCAAAGTAAAAGGTATAGTAGGTCACATGGACTGCAAAATAGATGGCGAAGTTGTTGATATGAAAACAGCATCTCGTTTTGCATTCACAAAATTTGCGAATGGAACGCTTGCTGAGTCAGACCACTTTGGTTACCTCGGTCAACTTGCAGGCTATGAAAAAAATGAAGGCACAAATAAAGGGGGATTCTTAGTTCTTAATAAAGAAGGTGGTGATATTTGTTTCTTTAGACCAGAAGAACTTGACAAACCAAATATCAATGTTAAAATAGACAAGACAAAGAAAATAATTAAAAGAAAACTTCCGCCAAAAGAATTATGTTACGCTCCAGTAGCAGATGGAACTTACGGCAACTATAAAATTGCAAAGCCTTGTAACTACTGTCCGCATAAATTCCTTTGTCATAAAGATGCTAACAACGGAGAAGGTTTAAGAGTTTTTAAATATGCGAAAGGACGTGCTTACTTTACAACAGTAGCTAAGAAACCTAACGTGTTAGAAATTACACATGTCGCTCAACGGAGTGAGTCGAGTAGTTCTTGGAGAGGTCGAACAGATAAATATGCGTAAACCACGAGTTAAAAGACCAGTTGAAAAAGGTCTTCCAAAAGGATACCATTCTAAATGGGAATATAATTTACATCAAAATGAATTAAAAAATTGGGAACACCATAAAGGATTAATTGAATATTCTATTCCGCATAAATACCATCCTGACTTTATTAAAATAATTAATAATAAAATCATATACTTAGAAGCTAAAGGTAGATTTTGGGATTACGCAGAATACAGTAAATACAAATGGGTTAGAGAATATTTACCAGAAGATTGTGAGCTAGTGTTTTTATTCTCTGATCCATATGCACCTATGCCACAAGCAAAGAAACGAAAAGATGGAACAAAGAGAAGCCACTCAGAGTGGGCAGAGAAGAATAAATTCAGGTGGTTTGATAAAGACAATCTTCCTGAAAACTGGAAAGCAAAAATATGAAACTGATTAGCACAAAGATGTGTAAAGAAGGTGACTTAGGTTATCACGATAATCTATTCGGTGGACACATGATGTCTTGGCTAGATGAAGCTGGTGCTACAATGGCTTCTAGAACTTGTAAC